CCATCATCCTCTCCATCGTGCGAATCATCGCCAAAGAGAATCATGACCAGGGCAAATCACCCAGCCCCTTTAAATTGGTTGAAACGAGCGACTAGGTCATATTGTGACCTAACCCTCCAGCCGAGCCGATCGAGTTTCGACTGAAATCTTGATCGGCTGATTAGCGCTCAAGGTTACGGACCCAGGTTGGGAAAGGGTGGAACGCCGCTTCTCTCTTGTAACGGGAGCTGTCGATCCTGGGGAGAAAGCTGGATACCAGTCGTCGTTCTAGCTTCGCTTCACCGTATCAATGGCGGCCTTGCATCATGCCGAGAACTTCGGCAATGCGATGGAGTGGGGTACGCCGCGTAGACCGGCGCCATTGCCGGTAGGCTCCCTCCAAAACGCAGCCGCATCTTCCAAGGAGAATAGTCTTATGTCAGGCCAGGAGAATGAACCCAATCAGGCCCACTTCGCGGATCGACGAGAAGTTCTTCGCCAGATTGGGGCAGCTTCAGCCGTGATCGGCTTGGTTCTGCCAACCGACGTTGTAGCCCAGAGCAAGGCCCCCGATCTTCCCCGCACGGCTCGATCGGACCACGCTTGCGCCTGCTCGGCGTTAAAGGGCACGAGCATGTGCAGCCGTTCGCACGTGTTGGCGTTAAAGGCGGTGAAGATTGCCGGCTGCTCGGCGACGTTTAGGTAAGCCTGATAGATCCAGATCTGCGCCGCATATTGCGGATAGGCTTTTTCGATTCCGTCACGCTCAAGGTTGCCCCATCGCTTGGCGCCGAGCGCTTTGTGTTCCCACACGCATGGATAGCCAACGCCGGGCAGCACAGGGCCCTCGTTGATGATGCCATCGGCGTGACCGCGGAGCAGTCCACTGGCGGCGCTGAAAGCGAGACGTTCATTTGGCGCGAACTTGAAACCAGCGCGGATGAAATGTTGCCGGCTCAACTCTTCGAGTAGATGGCCACGGCGAAAGATATCGCGCGTCTGTGATAGGTGCCCTGAATTGACCATCCAATCATATTGGATTTTCCGCAAACAGTCTGAACCGATGATTGATGCACCGAGATATTCTCGCCTGTTCTCTTCCGGCGGTTCGGCCCGCTCAATCAGCGCATTGATTGCGAGGCTGATCGGAGCATCTGATAAAACTGCGTGGTTGAAATCCAGCACGGCACATGCTCACACGAGCAAAGGCATCGGGTCGTCGAGATTGTCGGCGCTGCTCTTCCGCGTGATCGAGCAGCCACTACAATCGCGTGCGATGATGGCCGTATGCGCCAGCTTGAGCGCTTCGATGAGAAATTCGATCATGGTTGCGCGCGGCCATGTGAAGAACGGTTGTTGCCAGTCAAAACTCGCTTCGGCGAGCTGCGGCAGAATTGCTGCGATGGCGCCGGCATCCCAAGCGTGATCATGGGCGGTGGCGCGGATGACGCGTTCGACGTCGAGCCCTTTGCTCGCCGCTTGCTCGGCGCGCACCGCTATCCAACTGAAAATCGCTTCGGCGACGATCCAGCCGACCTGCCAGTCATTGAGCTTGCCGATCGGCATGTTTTCATTGATGGCGGCGTCTTTGCCTCGCGTGAGCTTGCGCACACCGGCGACGGCGGCGGCGGTTGCCCGCCGCTGCCATTCGTCTTCCCGTTCCGTTAGCTCGCCCATGCCGGCCTCTTGACCGACGCTGGCCCGGCAGCGCTCGGCGCAGCCGACCCTTGGGCGCCCTGCTTGACGGCCACCTGCTCGACTGGTTGCCAGTTCGATCCGGCGTGATCACCAAGTCCAAAGTGTTCTTCGCTTTGAAGCCATTTTGGGCTGGCTGAACGCCGATGCGACCAATGAAGCGAAGGCCGTTCAATTCGCCGTAATGATTCATGCGCCGTGCCGCTTTCGCGGTATCGGACTGATCATCCGGCATGATCCCGCGCGCACTTTCCAATATCGCACGAATCTTCGAGCGACTGATGCGTGCGGCTTCGGCGTGGCCATCGGTCTTACCGTCGAGCGTCAACAGCGTCCAAAGCTTCCGCTTTGCATACTCGCCAGCCACGACGGTTAGCTCCAGATCAAGGCCCTGGCTATTGCCGTCGTTCGAGGTCCGTAGGTAACCGTCATCACTAGAATTGCCAGGACGCACTTTGATCTGCAATTCTGCGATTGTTCCGTCGGGGATGATGTCGAAATCACGCTGAACGTCAGCATCGTTTAGATCATGCTGCTGCATGAGTAGTCTCCTTTCATGTTTGTTTGACTGTTACACTCGGCACTAAAACTGTCCGCGTTCTCCGCGCCCGACGAGCTTGTTGAACAGCTTGCCAAGGTGCGGCTCTTCAATTTGTTCTAGGCGCCCAGCGCGATCTTTGGCCGGAAAATTCCAGGGGTTGGGTGACGTGCACACGAAGGCGCGCACCGCTTCGCCATCGCCGAAATCGATCCATTGCATTGTGACTATCTGATCGACGATGCCGGGCAGCTCACGGCCGGTGCGCTGTCCTTCCATCTGGGGCTGCCACGCGGCGACGTTGAAGTCATCCACGATCCTGTCCAGTATTGCGACAAAGATCACGTTCTTGCTGCGAGCGTGTTGGAGTTGTTGCAGCCAGTTAATCATCTCGCGTGCGTGCAGGCCGTACGCGCCACGCGTATCCTTCTTTCCAGATCGCTCAGAGAAACCTTCCGGCTGCTGCTCGGCCCAGCGAAATGAAAGCCGCGATGCCGCGCTGAGGCTATCGACGAAGATCGTGTAGTACCGGTCACCATCTGGGAACGCGCCGCCGACGCCCGTATAGTGAGCTGGCGAGTAGCACGCGGTCGACGGGAAGCTCGGGTTTGGTCCACTTATGCGGCATGCGAGATTTCGCGCCGCCTGCCATGTATCGATCCTGACCGTGTCTACGTTGACATCTTGCACGGACAAATCACCGGCTTCGATGTCAACAAAAAGAGTGCTGACTGGATCGAGTGTCCGCAGCAATGATGTCTTGCCGACACCGGTCGGGCCGACAATCAACATCTTCACGCCGCGTTGCTCGGCAAGTCCCTCGTCTGCGCTGATGATTTTCATGGTGTGTCTCGTGAGTGTTCGGCGGGAGCGGGTGGTACATCTCCGACGTGGGCGCGCTCTTGTTGAATGATGCGGTCGAGCGCGCAGCCAATCGGACCCAATGCCTGACCTTGACTGTCACGGCACAGCGCCCAGCGAATTGAATCCGGGTCCGCACCGTGTTGGAGTGCGAATGACAAGATGATCGCAGCGTCCCGCACGCCTATATCCACCGCGGTGCCAGGTTTTTGGGCGTTGACGAACAGTTCAGCGATCCGCCCATCGTCGAAGAGGCTCACGGTCGCGGTAAGGCGGAGGCCGTTCAGCTCGAAGCTGAAGCTCTCGCTCTCTCGGCGGTTAGGGAGGCGCTGGCGCTGCGCAGCGCGCTTATGAAGCTGGGGGGGTTCCTCGCAATTTCCGCAAATATCTTCGGAAATATTTTCTTGCAGCCGGGTGGTTGACGGCGTATTTTCATCCTGGATCGTGCCGCCAAGCCGGTCTTCTTTTGGAGCCCCGTGCACTCTCCCAGTCGCGGGGCTTCTGCTTTCAGGATCGGGCGGCCCCGTCCAAGACCCTCCGAGATGTCCTTTGTCATCGGTGGAATCAAAGGAACAGCCGGCGAACCTATTCTGCGGACATTCAGCGGACAAACGATGCGCTATCGCACCGCTGCCTACATGTAACTCATTGTGATGGTTGGCGCGCCCGGCGAGATTCGAACTCACGACCTCTGCCTTCGGAGGGCAGCGCTCTATCCAGCTGAGCTACGGGCGCGCTGAAACGATGATTTAGCCGATGCCCCCTGCGGCGGCAACGGGAGCGCCTTGCCGCAGCAGTGCGCGGCAACCTCATGCCGGCTCCTTCGCATTCGCGCCGATCGCCCGTCCATCTTTTCCGGTGACGGACTTCCCGCTACGCTCATATCAGTACGCACAGCACGCCCCGGAGCCGCCCATGTCGCAAGCCGCCGAGAAACGCGAGCATCGGTTACTGCCGCAAATCAAGGACGCCCCCTTTAACTGGGAAGATCCGCTCGATTTCGAGGGCGAGCTCTCGCCGGAAGAACGCATGGTGCGCGATACCGCGCGCGGCTACGCGCAGGACAAGCTGTTCCCGCGCGTCCTCATGGACAACCGCAAGGAGAGCTTCGATCGCGGGATCGTCACGCAAATGGGAGCGCTTGGGCTTCTCGGCCCGACCATTCCGGAGGACTATGGCGGTGCGGGCCTGGGTTATGTGGCATATGGCTTGATCGCACGCGAGATCGAGCGGGTCGATTCCGGCTATCGGTCCGCCATGTCGGTACAGTCCTCGCTCGTGATGCACCCCATCTACGTCTTCGGCAGCGAGGCGCAGCGCAAAAAATATCTGCCGCGACTTGCAACCGGCGAAATCGTGGGCTG